TTATCCGTATGCACCAAGAGGCTGAAAAGCTCATTGGTAAGCAAGCTCAAGAGGTCGGTGAGGTACGCAAACTTGCTGATGAATTGATTAAGCACAATCTCTCTGCTAAGCAACAAACTGTTGTAGAAGAGCCTGAAGTAGATTTCTTTGAAGATCCTCAGAAAGCAATTCGTAACACAGTCGATAAACATCCGGATGTACTCGCAGCGCGTCAAGCGACACAAGAGTTCAAACGTATGAATATTCAACAGAAACTGGCTCAGACACATCCTGACTTTCAACAGATTGTTCAAGATGCTGGCTTCTCAGAGTGGGTAAAAGCCTCTCCGATTCGCTTAGGTTTGTACGCTAAGGCTGATGGTGAATATGATTTTGACAGTGCCAATGAGTTGTTGTCTACCTTTAAACAGTTGAAGCAAGTTCAGACTAAGCAAGTCGCTGCTGTGGATAATACAGCGCGTCAGCAGTCACTCAAGGCAGCAAGTGTTGATACAGGTGGTACAGGCGAGAGTTCTAAGAAGGTCTATCGGCGAACCGACCTTATTCGGCTAAAGATGACAGACCCTGCACGTTATGAAGATCTGCAACCAGAGATCATGGCGGCTTATGCAGAAGGTCGAGTCAAGTAAAACTATTTGTAATCATTTAATCAAGGACTTTTTAAAATGGCACTCGGTACTAATCACGTAACCACTACTACAGCAGCTAACTTCATTCCAGAAATTTGGAGTGATGAAATTGCAGCTGCTTATAAGAAAAACCTCGTTGCTGCGAACCTCATCAAGAAGATGTCGTTCAAAGGCAAGAAAGGTGACACCGTTCACATTCCAGTTCCTACCCGTGGTTCTGCGTCTGCTAAGGCTGCTTCGACTCAAGTTACATTGATCGCTGCAACTGAAGGCGTTGTGGACATCTCGATCAACAAACACTATGAATATAGCCGTTTGATCGAAGACATCGTTGAAGCTCAAGCTCTCAGCTCTATGCGTCAGTTCTACACTGATGACGCTGGTTACGCTTTGGCTAAGCAGATTGATGGCGACATCATCCGTTTGGGTCGTTTGGCTAACGGTGGTTCTACAGGCGCTCGTTACGGCTCTGCCTTTATCGGTGGTGACGGTACTACAGCGTTTGACTACACTGCTAACACCAACACTGGTAACGCTTCTGCTTTGACTGATGCTGCTATCCGCCGCACTATCCAACGCTTGGATGACTCTGACGTTCCTATGGACGGTCGTTTCTTCATCATCCCTCCTTCAAGCCGTAACACCTTGATGGGTCTGGCTCGTTACACTGAGCAAGCATTCGTTGGTGAAGCTGGTTCTGGTAACACCATCCGTAACGGTGAAGTGGGTAACTTGTACGGCATGGGCGTGTTTGTGTCTAGCAACGCTGACTCTGCTTCCGCTACTGCTGCTTACCCTGATTCTGGCACTGCTATCGCTCGTGTCTGTTTGATGGGTCACAAGGACAGCTTCGCTTTGGTGGAGCAAGTTGGTATCCGTTCACAAACTCAGTACAAACAAGAATACCTCGGTACTCTGTTCACTGCTGATACTTTGTACGGTGTTGGCGAGTTGCGTGACTACGGTGCAGTTGCACTGGTTGTCCCAGCTTAATAGCTAAACTGAAGGGGCTCCTTAGGGGGCTCCTTTGGCTTGTCTAGTGAGAGGTATAAATAATGGCTAAGTTCAAGTGTATTGTTAGCGGTAACGTGATTGAGTTCACTAACCAAGTAGATATTGATTCTATGGTTGGTCATGAGGGTTACATCAAGCTAGAGGATGAGCCTGTTAAGGCAGCACCTGTTGCTACAAAGAAGACTGCTAAAGTATCTGCTCCAGTAGAGGCTAACGCCGAAGAGGCTAAATAATGAGCGGTATCTACCGTGGTCCCGGAGGCACAGGAGACGCTACAGGAGATGCAGCCTCCCAAGCTGCCTTAGCTGTACAGAAAGCTGCTCAAGCGTCTGCCTCAGCAGCCTCTGCTAGTGCTTCAGCTTCAGCTGCTGCCACAAGTGCTACCAATGCAGCCACTAGCGCCACTGATGCTGCCTCTAGTGCTACAGGAGCTTCTTCTGATGCCTCTACTGCTTCTACAGCCGCCACTAACGCCTCTAACTCAGCCACTGCTGCGGCAGCTTCAGCGGTAACAGCAGCTAGTGAAGCCTCTGATGCAGCGGATAGTGCAACTAACGCAGCAGCCTCTGAGACAGCAGCTTCAACGTACGCTTCCACAGCTAGTACACAAGCCACTAATGCAGCTTCTAGCGCGTCTAGTGCGTCTACGTCAGCTTCATCAGCATCTTCTAGTGCTTCAAGTGCAGCTACTTCGGCTACTGCTGCGGGAAACTCAGCAACGGCTGCTTCTGGCTCAGCCAGTACTGCATCGACACAAGCCAGCAACGCATCAACATCAGCTTCCTCGGCTGCAAGTTCGGCAGCGGCTGCATCAAGCAGTGCGACAAGTGCGTCCTCTAGTGCTTCCACAGCAACAACTCAAGCTACTAACGCTAGTAACTCTGCCTCAGCAGCTTCTACGTCAGCCTCTAATGCAGCCACTTCAGCCACTAATGCTCAGACAGCTGAGACTAATGCAGAAACAGCTCAAGCTGCTGCTGAGTCAGCAAGGGATGCTACTCTAGCTGCTTACGATAGCTTTGATGATCGTTACTTAGGTGCTAAGGTTGCTGATCCTGTCCTAGATAACGATGGTAATGCTCTAGCAGCTGGTGAGCTGTACTTTAATACTATCACAGCTGTCATGAAGGTCTACACAGGTGCTTTATGGGTTGATAGCTATACAGACGGTACTACTTTGTTAGCTAAAGCAGCTAACTTGTCTGACCTCACTAACGTCGCTACAGCTCGTAGTAACTTAGGTCTAGGAACTGCTGCTACTACGGCTGCTACTGATTACTTAACACCTTCATCCACCTTGGATGCTTCTAAACTATCTGGAACTATTAACGGCGGTACTTACTAATATGACCACAACAATCATCACTAAAAACTCTAGCACCGCTGGTGCTGCCCCGCTTGCTGCTGATTTAGTTCAGGGCGAACTGGCTGTTAACGTAACTGATAAAGCTCTTTACACTGAGAATGCCTCGGGTACTGTTGTTAAGCTAAATGCCCCATCTATTGTCGATAATGGCAATGCAACAGCTATTACTATTGATTCTTCTGAAAACGTAGGTATTGGTACGAGTTCGCCAGCCGCACTTTTACATCTTGCGGGAGTTGCTTCTCCAACAATTAGGTTTACAAGTTCAAGCGGCCCGTATTCTTATTTTGAAAGCAACACAGCAGGGTCTGTTGGCATCGCTGCTGATGAAGGAAACACAGGGGCATCATCAAACATTAACTTCCGTGTTGATGGCTCAGAACGCGCCCGTATCGACTCCAGCGGTAACTTGCTGGTGGGGAAAACAACTGCTAGCTATACGACTGCTGGCGTATTGATAACGTCAACTGGAATTGTCAATAGCGCAGCTGCTAGTTCAGATTTCTGGAATACATACAACACTACTGCTGGAGCGTATCGTTTTTATGTAACTTCAGCTGGTACTGTCAACGCTACAAGTACTTCTATTAGCGCAATTTCAGACCAACGCCTTAAAGAAAATGTGCGTGATTTGGATACAGGACTTGATTCAATCATGGCGCTTCAACCACGCCGTTTTGATTGGAAAGAAGGTAAAGGCCAAGACAAGAAAGATGTTGCTGGATTTATTGCTCAGGAATTTGAAACTGTGTTTCCTGAATGTGTTAGTACATCAAAAGCTGGCGAAGATGGTATTGAGTACAAAAACATCAACCACGAAACATTAATTCCAACGCTTGTCAAAGCCATCCAAGAACAACAAGCCCTAATCACAACACTCACTGAGCGCATCACCGCGCTGGAGGCTAAATAAATGACTACTTGGACTATTAACCAACTTGACCGCAACACTTCTGACGGTTTTGTCACTACTGTGCATTACAGCGTCACCAAAGAAAACGGTGACTTCACAGCATCCACCTATGGCACAGTAGGCTTTGAAGCTGGCACACCTGCAACACCATTTGAATCTTTGATTGAAGCTCAAGTGATTGCTTGGGTGAAGACTAAGCTAGATGAAGAAGTTGTAGAGGCTGCATTGGCTGCTCAGATTGAAGCACAGCAGAATCCTGTATCAGCTTCTGGTTTGCCTTGGGGTAAATAATGGCAGATCATAGCTTAACAACTGAGACAGGCATAGCCTTAGTAACTAAAGCAGCTCCTCCTGTGACTGTAAGCTTAGCTACTGTGGCTGGCTACCAAGTATCAGAGCTAGTTCTATGGGCTACTCTGATATACACTGCTTTGATGATTGGACATAAAGTAGTACAAATCTATAAAGATATTACTAAAGATACATTCAATTCTCTTGACAGAGAGTAAAATCTCTTGACAAAGAGTAATAAATACTGTAGGATACGCAACCATGGCAAGCACTAAAAAACAACAATCAGCTAAAGTAGGTAAAGTTATGGGTGAGTACAAAGAAGGTACTCTCCATAGCGGTAAAGGCGGTCCTGTCGTTAAGGATCGTAAGCAAGCAGTCGCGATAGCTATGAGTGAGGCTAAGATGCCCCAACGTGGTGCACGTACCGCTAAGAACAAAGCTAAGAAGGTCAAATGAGCCGTCCTATTTCAGTAGGTTTAAACCTTACTGCTAACACCCTGACCACTGTCTATACAGTTCCTACCGGCTATTACGCTAAGTGGAACTTGATGTATATGTTTAATAGCTCAGGCTCAACTAAGTCTTGTACTTGTTATTACAACGACAGTAGTACGTCTTCAGACATTTATATCATGCAGGACCGTCCTATCAACTCTAAGAACTATGAGAAGATTGATGGTGGTTCTTACATGGTCTTAGAAGCGGGTGACACAGTTAAGACAATAACTGAAGCAGGTAGTACGTTTCACATTATCTGTACCTTTGAGTTATTCAAGAAAGAAGGTATTTAATATATGGCAACCTATCTCGATATTGTCAATAACGTGATGAAGAGGCTCCGTGAGCCTACAGTTACGTCTGTGAATGGCAATAAATACTCTTCCCTTATTGCTGTCTTGGTAAATGATAGCAAACGTGAGATTGAAGATGCCCATGATTGGAACGCTCTGTCTACTACTTTGACAGCTGTGACTACTGAGGATGTCTTTAACTACGTTTTGGTTGGCTCAGGTACTCGTTTCCGTGTGATTGATGTCTTCAATGATGATGATGACTTCCAGCTTCGTTACGCTCCTACGCATTGGATGAACCGTCAGTTCACTACTACCAATACTCAAAAAGCTTCCCCTACTTACTTCAACTTTAACGGTGTAGATAGTAATGGAGACACCCAAGTAGACATCTATCCTATTCCAGACCAAGCTTACAACCTCCGATTTAACATGACTATTCCTCAAGAGGATTTAGTTGCTGACAATGATCGTATTATGGTTCCAGATCATTTGGTAGCTATGTTGACATACGCTAAAGCTATTGCTGAACGTGGTGAAGATAGTGGTAACTTGTCTTCTGAAGCTTACGCTTTGTTCAAGAACGCTCTTGCTAATGCTGTTGCTATTGAACGTAACCACTACGAAGAAGAGATGAACTGGGTTGCTCCCTAATCAACATGGCTGAACAGCTCTTAACTTCCTCCATTGCTGCTCCGGGCTTTATGGGCCTGAATACTCAAGACAGCTCAGTCTCTCTTGAGAATGGCTACGCTAGTGTTGCCTCCAACTGTGTTATTGACAAGTTTGGTCGTATCGGTGCTCGTAAGGGCTGGCTGCCTAAGCACTCAACCAATGCTGACTTGTCTACAGCTAACGTAAAGACCATTGGTGAGCTTATCGCTGCTGATGGTACTTCTTATATTATCGCTGCTGGTAATAACTGCATCTTTAAGTTGAGTGGTTCTACACTTACAAAGCTTACCTATGGTGGAGGTGGTTCAGCTCCTACTATCACAGGGGACCACTGGCAACTAGCCCCTTTGAATGGTGTCTTGTATCTGTATCAGTCAGGACATGATCCTCTGGTGTTTGATCCAGCAGTGTCTACAACTACCTTTAAGCGTGTATCAGAGAAGACAGGTTACTTAGGTACTGTTCAACTGAGCAACTGTGCTATCAGTGCTTATGGTCGTACTTGGACAGCAAACACCACTACAGACAAGAATACAGTTCAGTTCTCTGATCTTCTTGCAGGCCATATCCTTAATACAGGTACGTCAGGTACTTTGAACGTAGCTCAGATCTGGCCTAACGGTGCTGATGAGATTACTGCCTTGGCTGCTCATAACCATCAGTTGATTATCTTTGGTCGTCGTCAGATTTTGATCTACACAGGCGCTGAAGACCCTTCAACAATGCGTCTGTATGACACTATCAGTGGTGTTGGCTGCTGTGCTCGTGATTCAGTAGCTACTACAGGCTCGGATGTCTATTTCCTGTCTGATAATGGTGTACGTTCGCTTGCTCGTACTATTCAGGAGAAGTCGGCTCCTATGCGAGACATCAGTGCTAACGTGCGTGATGATCTTGTCTATGACTTAAGCTTGGAAACCCTTTCTGAGATCAAGGCAACTTACTCAGATAAGAACGCTTTCTATTTAATCAGCTTTCCTGCATCAAACACTACTTACTGTTTTGATACACGAGTAACCTTACAGAACGGTGCTCAAAGAGCTACTACTTGGTCCATTACTCCAAGAGCTATGTTCTCTAACCGTGCTAAAGAAGTCTTGATGGGCTTTGCTGGGTATATCGGCTATTACACAGGTAACTTAGACAACACAGCTGATTATCGCTTTAAGTATTACACCAATGACTTTGATTTAGGTTCTCCTAATCAGATTAAGGTACTGAAGAAAGTAGGCTTTACTATCATCGGTGGTAATACTGCTGATGTGGTGGTTAAGTATGGTTTTGATTACTCACGTAGTTATAATAGTGAGACTATTACTTTAGGCACTTCTACTCCTGCTGAGTATGGTCTTGCTGAGTACAACATTGCTGAATACACAGCTGGTGTTATCTTTGATAATCAGAAGATCCATGCAGGTGGTTCAGGTAACGTGATTCAATTAGGTTTAGAGGCTGTTATTAGCTCATTTGAGCTGTCAGTCCAAAAGTTAGATGTATATTGTAAGTCTGGAAGGATTAATTAATTATGAGTAGCTACACCAAGGCAACAGACTTTGCCGCTAAAGATTCACTATCTACAGGGAACCCTGCTAAGTTAGTTAAAGGTACTGAGCTAGGTACTGAGTTTGATGCTATTCAAGCAGCTGTTAACTCTAAGGCTGACTTAGCAGCTCCTGCTTTGACAGGGAATGCCACAGCTGTTAACTTGACTGTCTCAGGAACCTTTGCGGCTACTGTCGATGGTGGAGCCTATTAAATCAGTAAAGACTCCTGTAGTTATCCGTCCTGAATACGTGATGTATTTAGAGCTATGGAATGGCTACTTGTGGTTTCACACTGATGTCTTTAAGTGGACATCAAAGATTAAACAAAGATTCATAGAAGACTTGAACACTTTACAAACACTTCTACCAGCACCCTTAGTGGCCTTAGTAACTGAAGACAATACAAAGTTAGCTAAGTTTGGTGAGCAAGTAGGATGGAATAAGAAGGAAACGATTATGTTAAACAACGGCACTAAAGCCTGTATTTATAACTGGAGTAACTAATATGGGTGGATTTGTAAGCGATTTGGTGGAGACAGCTGCTCCCTATGCTGGCTTAATTGGTGGCGCTATTGGTGGTCCTATGGGCGCTGCTGCTGGTTCCATGATCGGTGGAGCACTTCAAGGCGGTCAATCAGGTGCTCAACAAGCAGGTGCGGGCTTAGGTGCTTACGGTGCTCTACAAGCTGGGCAATCAGCTCAACAGGCAGCTCAACAGCAAGCTATGGCTGGTCAGTTCCGTCCTGTCGGTGTTACTACTCGTTTCGGTAGCTCTAACTTCCAAGTAGACCCCAATACTGGTCGTTTGTTGAGTGCAGGGTACAATTTGTCTCCTGAAGCCGCTGGCTATCAGAATCAGCTGTCTGGTATGACAGGTCAAGGCTTGATGCAAGGTAGTCAG